AGATTAAAGACCTGCGAATAGCGTGGGTTCAGAAGCCTGAACCGTTTGTGGAAGTGAGTGTAGACATCGAGGAGTATGAAGATGAGTGATATTAGATTGTGGTTAATAGTTGAGAACATTGTGCTGATTATCGTGGCAGGGTTATTGGCATATTTTGTGTCGCCATTTTGCTTATTGATTTTATTTTTTGCAAATATGCGTTTTTCTAAAGGTGAATAAAATGAGTGATAGAGAAGTGAATCCGCATGAGGCGGTCGATTACATCATACGCAATGCGCCTAAGTTCGCTAAGGCAAAGGCAGAGCGGGTGTATATCGAGGAGTATCGTAAGTCATTAAAGGCAATCCTGATGAAGCGTAGCCTAGAGACAGCAGTCAATGCACAGGAGCGAGAGGCTTATTCGCACCAAGAATATATCGAGCTGTTAGAAGCGTTGAAGGAAGCCACAGAGATTGAAGAGAAGTTGCGATGGGATTTAGTGGCAGCTCAGGCAAGGATTGAGATTTGGCGTTCACAGGAAGCCAGCAACCGAGTTCAGGATAGGGGGATGATGTGAGAAAGCTATTGATAGCACTAGCGATGTTACCTGCACTAGCACAGGCGGAGGCGTTGTTCGAGACTACTAACAAGGGTGGTGGCAAGATAGTTCTGACGGACGAATACTGCAACGACAACCGATACAGGCTTGCATATGCGACTCACCCAGACATTGAGACTCAGATGGGCTGTTGGACGGCAGACAATAGCAGTATTCACATCAAGTGGTACGGGGGTGATTTGCGTTCTTACAATTACTCAGGATGGGTAGATTTAAGGAAAAAGAAGTCAAGAATATGATTTACAGAAGTGCAAAGCTATTGGAGCTGGCTAAAGAGGCTCCATGCCAGTGCTGTGGTATGCAGGACGGCACTGTGGTTGCGGCACACAGTAATCAGCAAAGAGACGGTAAAGGCACAGGAATCAAGGCGCATGACTATCGTATAGCCTACCTATGCCATCGCTGTCATTCGTATGTAGACGGTGACCCTAAAGCAACTAGAGAGCAGAAAAAAGAACTATGGGAAGAGGCTCATAGGAAGACTATAGGGTGGCTATTTAGTGAAGGTCATTTAAAGGTGATGTGATGAATAAGATAGAGTTCGGTGAATGCCGTGAGACGATGCGTAGGTGGGCAAAAGAGGGCGTAAAAGTGCAGATGTGTGTCACCAGTCCACCATACTACGGTTTGCGTGATTATGGCACTGCAACGTGGATTGGCGGTGACCCTAAGTGCAGTCATAAGAGAGACAGTAAAGCTTCAGACAAAACTATTACAGGTCACGTCAATTTAGAGGGCGCTGTTGGTGATGGTATATACAAGGACGTGTGCCCAAGATGTGGCGCTAAGAGGGAAGACCAGCAAATAGGGTTAGAGCTTACGCCTAAAGATTACATTGAGACGATGTGCGAAGTGTTTGACTGCGTGTGGGACATACTTGCTGATGATGGTGTGATATGGGTAAACATAGGCGACAGCTATTCAAGTCATAAAGACTGCAAATCTGTTGGGCAGACACTGGCGAAGGGGACGTCTAGGGAGGAAGCGCACGTCATGGACAAGGGTGTTAGCCGTGTCCGTGATAGCAAGATGCTGAAGTCTCAGGGGCTCAAGAACAAAGACCTCATCGGTATTCCGTGGATGCTTGCCTTTGCGTTAAGAGAGCGAGGTTGGTATCTGAGGCAGGACATCATTTGGAGTAAGCCAAATCCTATGCCAGAAAGCGTTCAGGATAGATGCACAAAGGCGCATGAGTATATCTTTCTGCTATCTAAATCGGATAAGTATTACTTCGACAATGAAGCCATCAAAGAGCCAGCAACTAGCACTGACAACTCAGAGCGAGATAGAGACACCACAAAGTTAAATAATACGCCAGGCAGAACTCGCATGGCTGGACTTACCACCAATCATTATGAGACCAGAAACAAGCGGTCTGTTTGGCAGGTGGCGACAAAACCTTATGAAGGCGCACATTTTGCGACTTTCCCAGAGGAACTGATACAGCCATGTATATTGGCTGGGTCTAGGGTGGGAGATATTGTTCTTGACCCATTTATGGGGAGTGGCACTACAGCTCAGGTGGCTATGGAATTAGGCAGGCAGTATCTTGGATGTGAGCTAAACCCTGAATACGAAAAATTGCAGAAGAAAAGAACTGCACAGCAATGTTTAATATTGGAGTAATTATGGAAGCAAAAAATATTGATTGGGCGCAGATAGCCCGTGAAGTTGGTAGAACTATGACTAGAGAGAATCTGGCTTTCGAGTTGGATATGTGCCCCTCTAACTTACAGAAGACTATATTCAAGGGCAGTGAGCCAAGATACAGCGTTGGTGTGGCTTTGCTAGACCTTTACTACAACAAGTGTGGTAAAAATGAGACACCCTATAAAAAATAATTAAGATATTGCTTGCATTGTTATACTGAGTTAACTATACTGTCGTTAATGCTTAATTCCGAGCAGATAGTGAAGGAGAAGTGAACATGACAACAGTATTCAATCAAGTATCAACCGAGCTAACTAACGTTGACCGTTTAGGTTTGTTGTTAGCACAAATCGCAGACCTCGAAGAACAAGCAGAGGCTATCAAGAACGAACTCAAGAACGGTGCAGAAGGTGTTGTAGAGGGCAATCTCTTCAAGGCTAATGTAATCCTGTCTCAACGTTCAACCGTTGACAACAAAGCGCTATACAAAGCTTTGAACGTATCTGACGACTTACTAGCTAAGTTCACCAAGACTAGCGCAGTAATCAGCGTTAAGGTTACATCAAGATAAAAGCATTACTGATGAGGCTTAGATAGCCGAAACCGTCGAGATGACGGTCTAATGCAAAAAGTTGTTGACAGGGTATTTTGTTTAACTTAATATAACAACCAATGCGCTTTTGCAGATAAGTGAATAGACAAGTGAAGGAGTTACAAATGGACATCAAGTGGTCAGATTACCTCAAAGAAATCGTTGAGCAAGAAGGCATCATCAGCGCCTGCTATAGCGTATTCCACGACTACAGCATCGGCAATCAGTTATTGGCTTACAGCCAGCTCAAGGCACGTGGCTTAGAGCTATCACCAATTGCATCATACAAGAAGTGGCAGTCACTTGGTCGTCAGGTCAAGAAGGGCGAGAAGGCTCTTGCTTTGTTGTTGCCTATCACCGTCAAGAAAAAAGATGAAGACGGCAATGAGACAGGCGAAGTGTTCAAGGTATTCAAAGAGAAGTTCAACTGGTTCAGCTTGGACCAGACAGAGGGCGAAGACTTCGTTGCGCCAGTAATTCAAGGCTGGGACGCTGAGTTAGCTCTTAAGAACCTAGACATCGAGCAAGTGCACTTTGACCATGCTGACGGCAACTGCCAAGGCTATGCAACTGGTCGTAAGATTGCAGTTAACCCAGTGGCGGCACTACCACATAAAACACGCTTCCATGAGTTAGCACACGTGGTGTTAGGTCATACTACAGAGGGCGTGTTATCCGACTCAGAACGCACACCGAAGGACATCCGTGAGGTAGAGGCAGAGTCGGTAGCATACATCCTATGCAAGACCTTGAACCTAGCAGGCGACAAAGAGTCTCGTGGTTATGTTCAAGGTTGGTTGCGTGGTGGTGAAATATCAGACAAGTCAGCACAGCGCATATTCAGTGCCGCTGACAAGATTCTTAAAGCAGGTAAACAACAAGTGGAAGGGGAATAACATGGATGCAGTTAAAAAATTGGTTTATGAATTACTTACAGCGAACACAGGCAAGCACCCTCTAGATAGTGGGGGGGCATACGGCAGACATTGGGAGCGCAACGCTAAGAAGACTATCGAGGACTTCGAGGCAGAACCTCAAGCAGTGTTAGAGGTCGGTCACAATGACATCTATCCGACTATCAGCCTCTATCACTTCCTGACTCGCATATTTGAGCTAGACGACCTGTGCAATGAGTTTAATGCGTTGCCAGTTGATGACTGGGACTGTGAGGACTACTACGGGGTATCCAAAGCAGGCGAGCAATGGTTAAAAGACCATAACTTTGAGCCTCTTGGCGATACGTTCAACAGTTATAACGGTGACTCCATACTGTCGCAGGTCATTCAAGGTGAGAGATTTGAGGTCAATGGCGATTACTATGTCCTATTGCAAGTTCATGGGGGCTGTGACGTGCGTGGTGGCTATACAGACGCAAAACTATTCAGGCTTGATGATGAGTATCAGCTCTATGATGAAAGTTGCTCATTCAAGTATGGTGAAGGCGAGAACGACTGGATAGACTTTCGTGGTGGTGAGTGGACTGACTATGAGGGCGAGTATGTGGATAACGACAAGATTGATGAGATAGTCAAAAAAATACAGGACTCTGGCAAGCAGTATGTAGTGGGCTATCTAGGGTAGTGTTGTTTTTGTGCAACAGAGTTAAATTATTTTGCATTTATTGCTTGCATTGTTTAACTGAGTTAATTATACTGTCATCAATGCTTAACGTTGAGCAGAAAAGTGAATCGGAGAATGATATGAAAGACACAAACAAATTGATAGCACGTTTATTTGCTGACAACTTTGGTCGTAAGGGCGATGACGTTCAAGCTGAGTTAAAAGGCTTGTACAGACAAGAGGGGTTGTTTGACTCTCAAGATGATTGGTTAGACGCTTTGGAAATATACTTTGATGAAGCCACCAGCCAATCACATTACCGTCAACTTTACGCTTAAGGAGAACGACATGACTGCAAGAATAAATTTAAACCTACTACCAGAACAACAGCTCTACCTAGAGCACCTAATCAAAGAGCTGACATACAACTTTGCGTGGTATCAGGAAGAGTCTTCTAAAGACAACACTAGCGACAGAAAGCAAAGATACTGGAAGGAGTACCGTAGAATTGAGGCGTTACTCAAAGACGAGTTCGGTATCAGCAACCTGTAGCACTACTGACGAGACCTAAATGGTCGAAACCGCAGAGATGCGGTCTAGTGCAAACTTAACAGTGAATAGGAGAGTGAATCATGGCAGTGAATAGTTTTGATGCAGTAGGCATCGCAGAAGGTTGGATTGAGGCAGAGTCAGAAGAGCAGGTGGTCGAGGCTTGGCAATATCTAGTTGACTCAGGTTTAGCGTGGCAGTTGCAAGGCTGGTTTGGTCGCACAGCTCGCCATTTGATTGACGAAGGCATTATTCAGGGGGCATAGACATGACACAGGACGAACGTTTATTAGAACATCTAGAGCGTTTTAACTCAGTTAACCCTCTTGAGGCATGGGCACAGCTAGGCATCTACAGATTGTCAGCTTGTGTGCATAGACTGAGAAATCGTGGATACAAGATTAAGACAGACCTTGTGCCAGTGCAGAATCAGTTTGGGGAGTCCTGCCACGTAGCAAAATACACGTTGGAAGCACAATGAAAAACGAGACAAAACAATTACTTGAGAGTATAATTGGGGTGTTGGCATTGATAGGTTGGTTTGTATTCATCCTATTCCTGCCAGCACCGATTTAAGAATCGGGCAAAAGCGGATGCTATGTAGCTTAATCCGTAGAGCAGTGGGTCAACAGGTTTAGACGCCTACCCATCAGTGCAGGTTCGTTCCCTGCCATAGACGTAGCGAGTAGCCCTAAATAATTGCAACTTTGTTATACAAGCATTACACTAACAGGCATTAACACTAGAGGAATATGGGTTATGCCAGAAACCGAAGTCAAAAAGAGCAGAGTGAACAAGCGCATGGATTCAACATTGAAGCCTGTAGAGTTCTCTGTCCCGCAAGAAGCCCCGCAAAAGAAGTACGAACACGCAGGGCAACCTACTAAGTACAACAAAGAGATAGCCTCTCACATATGTGGACTGATAGCTGATGGATTACCATTAAGAACTATCACTCGCATGGAAGGGATGCCTACAAGCTCGACTGTGTATTTGTGGTTAGCTACGCACGAGGAATTTTCGGATATGTACGCACGTGCACGGGAAGACCAAGCTGATGCGTTGGCTGATGAGATTATTGCTATCAGTGAAGAGAAGCCTATGCTTAGAATCGTCACAGACAGCGAAACAATCGAGAAACTTGACCCGACAGGGGTAAGCCACAACCGCAACAGAATAGACGCTAGAAAGTGGGTTGCCGCAAAGCTGAAGCCACGTAAGTATGGAGACCGTCAGATACTCGCTGGTGACGCAGAGAATCCAGTAGCGGTGAAGGACGTCACGCTGTTTGATGAGCTGGTCAAGAACCTAGAGCTGACACGCCAGAAGAAGAAGGGATAGTCATGGTTATCTTAGTGAATTGCTTCACCACGCATAAGGAAGTAACCGATTTCCACAGTCAGGTAAAAGACCCTGATGACTACGGCATTCTATGTATGCACGGCAGAGATGGCTCTAATCTTTACACATTGGTGTCTAAAAGCGCTTTAAAAGAGTTGGAAGAGGGTTAGTATCAATGACACCATCAAAACCGAGTATAGGGCACATTATATCGTTAGCGGGTAGGCTGTCCCTTGATGAGCTTGACTCGCTGATTAAATTCCTTACTGCCTACCATAGCAATGCAGTGCAGATGTCTAAGCCTGGCGCATTCATCGACTACAAGAAGAAGGACTAGGCTGTGCAAGCCATCGAAGTCCTAAAGAACCCAGAGACCAAGAAGGCTTTCATGAGCCTATCGCCACAGCAACAGGTTGCCTATGCTTGGCGTATGAAGTGGCTATCGCAAGCGCATGACCATCAAATCGTGCCTGTGGGTGATTGGTGGGCAATATGGTTATTACTTGCAGGGCGGGGCGCAGGCAAGACAAGAACAGCGGCAGAGCAGGTCGGCTGGTGGGCGTGGAGTGAACCTAATACACGTTGGCTAGTATCAGCACCGACGTCTGGTGACGTGAGACAGACTTGCTTCGAGGGTGACTCTGGTCTTCTGTCTGTTATACCGACTGAGCTGGTGGCTGACTATAACAAGGCACTGCATGAGCTGAAGTTGGTCAATGGCTCGTTCATCAAGGGCATACCTGCTTCAGAGCCTGAGCGCTTTCGTGGTCCGCAGTTTCATGGCGGATGGCTAGATGAGTTAGCCGCATGGGACTACCTACAAGAGTCATGGGACATGATACAGTTCGGTATCCGTCTAGGCTCACACACTCGCTTGATATGTACTACGACGCCTAAGCCAAAGGACTTGATTATTGACCTAGTGGGCAGGGAAGGTGACGACGTAGTGCTGACGACTGCTTCGACGTATGCCAACATTGACAACCTAGCGCCATCATTCAGGAAGCAGATTCTACAGTACGAAGGGACGAAGCTTGGCAGACAAGAAATTTACGCAGAGATTATCGACCCCGAAGAGAGTGGTATTGTTAAGCGAGAGATGTTCAGGCTGTGGCCAGCCAACAAGCCCTTCCCTAAGTTCGAGTTTATTGTCCAGTCATACGACTGCGCTTACACTGAGAAGACCCACAACGACCCGACTGCTTGTATTGTGTTCGGTGTGTTTAAGCCCCTCGACGGACCTATGTCAGTGATGGTCATCGACTGTTGGCAAGAGCGTATGCAGTATCCTGACTTGAGACCGAAGGTCATCGAAGAGTATCAGGTCTCCTATGGCGCTGACGAAGAGTCTGATGAGACAAACTACGTCGGTGGCAAGAAGGTTGACCTGATTCTCGTTGAGGACAAGGCGGCAGGTATCTCGTTGATACAGGACTTGCAGAGAGCGCACTTGCCAGTGAGAGCGTATAACCCTGGTCGTGCTGACAAGATACAGCGCTTGTCTATTGTGTCTAATATCATTGCCTCTAAGCGTGTATGGATACCAGAGTCGACCACCCGCTCAGGATATGTAAGGGATTGGGCTGAAGGCTTTGTGTCTCAGATATGTTCGTTCCCTGACTCGACACATGACGATTATGTTGATGCGTGTACTCAGGCATTGCGTTATTTGCGTGATGCAGGCTTCCTTGATATTGACCCAGCACCAGCGTATGATGACTATGACGATGAGTATCGTAAACCCAAAATTAATCCTTATGCGGTGTGACTATGCCTATATCCCCAAAGAGTGCTAAAGCGATTGCTGATACTGTTGATAAAGCTACCAAGAAGGCAGTTAAGAAGGCTTCTGAAGCGCTTGGTGAGCATGAGGGTAAGTATCTCAATATAACGCAGTCTGACCGTATGCGAGTGGGTGGCAAGGACTTAGGTGGGCCAGGCTTTCCTACATTATCCCTTGAACGTCCTGAGTATGAAGGCGCTGTGTGGGGAGTGGGCAATCCATCAGTCGCCTCTACCATCATTGGCGCAAACAAGCGCTATCCTGAAGGGCAAGCTATCTGGACAACTATGATAGGTTCGCCAGAACAGCACCGTTCAAATCAGCACGTATTCGACGAGCTACACAAACAGTTTAAGAAGTCAGCCAAAGCAGGCAATCTTGACCCAGTGCTTCATGACGCTATCAATCAGCGGTTACGCATGGCAATTGATGCTGACGGACTTCCTATGTTCCCAGAAGACATCGACATTCTAAGCAAAGACTTCAAGAAGCACGCTGACCGCTTTGACAAGAGAGCTGTTGCGGCTGATGTGATGGGTGGCGTTGGTATTGGTGGGAAGAAGGGACAGATATTTGACTACGGCAAGGTGATGAGTGACTTGACCGACCCGATGGTGAAGGATGTGCCAGCAGGTTCGCTTGGCTATCGACTATTCCAGCTATCTGGCGAGAAGTCAGAGAGACCAGACTTACATTCAGCGTTCCCACATATCTTGCATGGTGAAGACTTAGGCGTAAGTTATACGCCAGCCCCACGTGAGATTATCATGCAGAAGTGGATTGATGACTTCGTTCAAAGAACAGGAAGAAAGCCTGGCTTCCTTGATTGGACACGTGGATATGCGCCTTCGACACAAATTACAGAAGAGATGTTGACTAACCTTCAGCGTGAGGGATTTGCGAAGGGTGGCAAGGTAGACCTAGAGGCTGAGTTCCGTAAGGATGACATGATAGCGCCTAAAGGCTACAAAGAAGGTGGCGACCTAGAGAAAGATTTTAAGAAAGCCGACATGATAGACATGAGCGGTTTCCGTCAAGACCCGTTGGAGAAAGCTACAAGAAGAGCCGATAACAGGCCTAAAAAACAAAGTTCGATGTCTGAGCTCAATAAGAGATTAAATATCGCTAAAGAGGTTGGTGCAGAGCTCACAGACGAGTTCAAGAAGAGTTCAGCTAAAGAAGCAAGGGCAATCGCTAAGTCGCCTAAAGGTGTTGGTGACTTGCTAAAGAATATTGCTGGCGATTATGCCGCCATGATAGAGGGTTCGCCAATTATCCCTACGCTAACTGGTAGCTCACAGAACGAGCTTGCTAAGTTGGCATTGACTGCGATGAAGGGCAAGAAGGCGCTTGAGAAGGAGTATGCAAACCGTAAGCCATCCGACTTGATGGGCAAGGAGTTATCTGCCTATGGCATGGAGAACATGGAAGACGGTATGTTGCGTAAAGCGATTATGGGTGATGCAGAGTCTATGCCTATTGCTTCCACTGTGCTTGGACTTGCTTCTCCATTCGCAGGTAGAGCACTAGCCAAAGGTGCGAAGGCAATAGCGCCAG